GGGTGGCATGGAAGATTTAGCAAAGACTGGCAACCTTGAAAAAGCCATGCTGTCGATTAATGACGAAGTAGCAGCTGATATTGCTCGAGGTAAAGCAGCATTGGAAAAAGCTAGAACACCGGCTGAGGGAGAAGCGATAATTAGCGATCTGCAAAAAATTCAATCGGCATATCAAGAAGCCGTAAGAACAGGAGTCTATAAACCATTATTTCCTGCAGGCAGAACACTAAACGCAACAGGTGGTCGTATTGGATTTGACGAAGGTGGTGGACCAAAGATGGGAAGACGTGGATTCTTAGGACTTATGGGCGCAGGACTTGCAAGTTTGTTCATGCCTAGAGGTGCAAAAGAAATTGCAGAAGTTGTAGCAAAGGGCGCAACCAAAGCACCATTAACTGCAGAAGGCATGCCTATTTGGTTTCCATCACTTGTAAACAAAATTAGAAACGAAGGAAAACTTAAAAAAGCAGATTATGCATCTGCAAAATCTGGAGAGGGAGTGGATATGTATACCTTTACAGATCCTAGTTTACCTAACAAACAAATATTTATGGAAGAGGATTTACAGACGGGTGCAATCACTATTTCTGGTAGAGGTGATGATATGCAGATAGCTGAGTTAAGATTTATACCTGGTGAAGAAAGCATTACAGTTGGAGAAAAAGGAACTAGAAAAAGCAAAGAGCCAAATGCGTTTGAAGCAGAGGAGTTTATGAAAGGTCCTGGAGAGGGCATTGGTGATTATGAAAACTTCGGTGGCATGGATGATTTGAGATTTGGTGTAGATTCCTGGGCTAGTCTTGTAAAATCACCAGAACAAAAACTAAAAGAAGCGGCAGATAAATTTGGAGAAACACAAAGAAACCCAACACCAAATGTTGATGTAGACGAGTTTGCCAAAGGCGGTAGAGTAGGATATAACATGGGTGGTGGGGTACAAACACTATTTAGAAGGAAAGCATCATAATGGCAACAATAGACAAAGCACTACCCAACGTAACTAGAACTAAAATAGAAATACCTAGTCCACAGAAAAAAGCACAAGAGATACAGCTACCACAAGAACCACCAAAGCAACCAATAGAAATTACAAGAACAGAAGATGGCGGTGCAGAGATTGATTTTGATCCATCTGCAATGGCAAACATAGGTGGTGCTGGACAAAACATAGATACGAACTTAGCGGAGTTTTTAGATGATGATATTACTGATCCGATAGGATCAGACATGATGCAAAACTTTGAAGACTACAAAGCGTCACGCGATGATTGGGAGCAAGGATATATAAAAGGACTAGACCTGCTTGGTTTTAAATACGAGGATAGAACAGAGCCCTTCCAAGGCGCATCTGGTGCAACACATCCAGTATTAGCAGAAGCGGTCACACAGTTTCAATCACTTGCTTACAAAGAATTACTACCGGCTGATGGACCTGTTAGAACACGTGTCATGGGTAAACAGAACAAAGCAAAATCAGATCAGGCAGAGCGTGTAAAAGAATTTATGAATTATCAACTCATGAGTGAAATGTCAGAGTATGAACCTGAGTTTGATCAGATGTTATTTAACTTACCACTTGCAGGTTCTGCATTTAAAAAAGTTTATTACGACCAAGCTGTTGGTAGATGTGTTTCTAAGTTTGTGCCTGCAGAAGATTTGGTTGTGCCATACAGCGCAACTTCTTTAGATGATGCAGACACAATTATGCACATAATTAAGATGCCAGCAAACGACATGAGAAAATTACAGGTGCAGGGTTTTTACAAAGACATTGAACTTGGCACACCTGCTTATGATGAGGATGATATAAAAAGTGAAAAGAACGATCTAGAAGGTGTTTCAACAACAAACAAAGACGAGGTGTTTACACTCGTAGAATGTCACGTTGAATTAGACCTAGAGGGTTTTGAGGATCTAGGAGCAGACGGATTACCTACAGGTATCAAGATGCCATACATTGTCACTGTTGAAGAATCTACATCAAAAGTTTTATCGATTAGAAGAAACTACGACATACAAGATCCAATGAAAAAAAGAAAAGATTATTTTGTACATTTCAAGTTTTTACCAGGACTAGGCTTTTATGGATTCGGCCTAATTCACATGATCGGCGGTTTATCAAGAACTGCCACAGCCGCTCTAAGACAACTCTTAGACGCCGGAACCTTGTCTAACTTACCAGCCGGATTCAAAATGCGAGGCATTCGCGTCAGAGACGAAGCTCAACCGTTGCAGCCGGGCGAGTTTCGTGACGTTGATGCACCTGGTGGACGATTGGACGATGCATTTAAAATACTGCCGTTCAAAGAACCATCGCAAACGTTGCTATCATTGATGGGAACAGTTGTTGCCGCAGGGCAGCGTTTCGCGAGTATTGCTGATCTACAAGTGGGCGATGGCAACCAAAGTGCAGCAGTTGGCACGACAGTTGCATTGTTGGAACGTGGCTCGCGGGTTATGAGTTCTATTCACAAAAGATTATACGCAGCGATGAAAAAAGAGTTTATGTTATTGTCAAATGTGTTTGCAACATATCTACCACCAGAATATCCGTACGATGTTGTGGGCGGACAAAGACAAGTTAAAGCTACAGACTTTGATGCAAGAATAGATATTATACCAGTAGCTGATCCAAACATCTTTTCACAAACACAAAGAATACAACTTGCACAAACAGGATTACAAATGGCTATGTCAAATCCTGGAATGCACAACTTATATTCTGCTTACAGGACCATGTATGAAGCTTTGGGTGTAAAAGACATAGATACTTTGCTACCACCAGTGGGGCAACCAGCTCCTATGGACCCAAGTGTCGAACATATTAACGCTTTGGGAGGAAAAGCTATCAAAGCTTTCCCTAATCAGGACCATACAGCTCACATGAAAGCGCATTTATCGTTTATGGGCACACAAATTGCACGAACAAACCCAAATATTTTGGCTGCAATACAAAAAAACATACTAGAACACATAAGTTTGATGGCTCAAGAGCAAGTTCAGCTAGAATTTAAGGAAGAAATGGCACAAATACAGCAAATTACGCAACAAATACAGCAAATGGGCGGTATGAACCCACAAATGATGCAACAAAACCCGCAAATGATGCAAATGCAGCAACAAATACAGAAAATAACGACTGAAATGGAGTCTAGAAAGGCTGTTTTGATCTCTGAAACAATGGCAGAGTACCTATTAGAGGAGAAAAAGGTCTTAAATCAGCTTGATAATGACCCATTATTGCGTCTAAAAGCAGACGAAGTACAGCTCAGAGCACAAGAAAATGAGCGTAAAAAACAGGATGATGAGGACAGATTAAACCTCGATAAAGCCAGATTATTACAGGCTAGAGAGCTTGCAGAGGACAAAATGGAGCTAAATGACAAGCATCAAAAACTTAGAGCTAGTGTGTCTCTCGCCAAAGAAGGTGTGAAAGAGATGACAGCCATAGTAGGAGAAGATGAATAATGCCTATTGATGCTGATGTAAAAGGAGGATACGGAAGTCCAGGAAACAGACCAAATGATCCTAGAGGTAATAGAGACAGAGATAGTAATAAACCTTTTGATAGTGGGTACATTTCCTCTTACTCACCACCAACAGTAACTCCGGATCCACAACCCTCTGCAGAAGAAGTTTATGGAATTAGTCCTAATTTAGCTGAAGCACAACGAGTGCAAGAAGAAAGATTTAATCGTGATAATAAAAAAAATAAAATAAACCAAAACGCGATATTAAATTTTTTTAATAAGAAAATTGTAAACCCATATGTTGATGCCATGTACAATGTTGGTCTTCCTCTTTCACAACTTACTCCAACACAGTTTGGACTTTTTTCTCTTTACGGAAACATGTTTAATTTTAATCCAAAAAAAGATGAAGAAACAGGAGAGATATCTACTTCTATTCTTGGTGACACAGGCACAGCAACTTTTGGTAAATTAGATTTTGAAAACTATAAGGACTACAAAGGTCTTGCAAACCCACAGGATTTTTACGATGCAGCGTTTGATTTTGATGAAAAAGGAAACTACATAGGCACAGATTTTGAAGCTTTGGAAACATATACGGATAATATGGGAATGGTTTTAAAAGACGATATGGATCTTGAACAAAATTTAATTGATAGAAGAGAAGAAGATAGAAGACAAACTAGAGGACCATCAGAGGTGTATATCCCACCATCCGGAGGGACAACTTCAGGAGCTGCTCCATCGGGTAAAGACGCCGCAAAACAATATACCCCGATAGACTACCAAGCTATTTATGATGAATTTAGTGCAGATCAAAAAGCAACAGCTGATAAAATTATGGCAATGGATGAGTATGATTTACCGTATGCAGTTGACTATGTAAGAATGGGAGGACCATTATTTTAATGGCTATATCTAGATCACAACTTGGTAAAACTACAGATAAAAAACAGAGAAAAGTCAGTAAGGTAATGCGTGAATTTAAAAAAGGTAAATTAAACATTGGCAAATCTAACAAAAAGGTTAAGAATAGGAAGCAAGCCGTAGCTATCGCACTTAACGAAGCTGGCATAAAACAAAAGAGGAGACGCACATGATCCAATCAGCAAAAGAATGGTTAATGGAAAAGTGGG